GTATATCGCAATAACATGGGGCAGTTGGTTGGATCAAAGGGACAGTCGCTTCCTGGACAACCCTCGCTTAAACAACGAGCGCTTAACGCTGCAAATCAAGCATTAAATCCAAATCAACAGCAACCAGTTTCTGACCAAAACCAAGATATGGTCCAACAAATCATGCAAAATGCTCAGCGACAGCAACCAGGCGTTCAAACACCAGGTAGCTTCGACGAGATGATGCAAGGATTTCAGCAAACTCCTGAAATGCGACGAGCTTTAGAAGGCATTATGAATCAGGGTCGAATTGATGGAACATTCAACCCACAAACGATGCAGCAAATCACGCAAGGTGTAATGCCTGGGCTTCAATCTGGAATGTTGAATTATCCAGGCGGACGGCCAATGCCAGAAAACGATTTGATGTATCGCTACCCTGCTGGACAAACGCCTAACACTCAAGCCTTGCTTAACTACGGTCAGCAGCAACAGCAACAACAACCAAATTCAGTATCAGGATTGCTTCAACGGCGGTTTAGGTAATGGCTTTTCAAGGATTTACAATGTCACCGCCTTACAGCGGGTTGGACTTAGTAAGTCCAATAGACAACATGGAGCCTTCATTTGCTCTTGAGCTTGTGAATGTGTTCCCTGGTCCAGGTGCGCCTACAGTACGTCTCGGATACGAGCAGTTTGCCAATATAGGAACAGCGACGCCGATCGTAACGATGGCGTCACTAGACTTAAAGGATGGCACTACTCAACTTGTAGCTACAACCGGATCGGCTATTTACAAAATAACTGATGCTGGAGTTGTTACTAATATAACTGGAGCTACAACAGTTACAAACGGAGAATTTGCTAGCGTCACTTACGCTAACAATCTCTATCTCTGCAACGGCGTAGACGATGCAAAGGTATATACGGGAACTGGCAACGTCAGCGATATAACTTTTACTGGCGTCAGCAAATCAGCGCTTATCAATGTCACGTCATACAAAGAGCGGCTTTATTTCGTAGAAGAGAATACCGCCAAGGTTTGGTACGGCGGGTTGCAGGTTACTGGAACTGCCGGAACTCCGGCGTTAACGAGTTTTGACTTTCAGTATGTATTTACAAAAGGTGGGTTTCTAGTAGGCATAGGCAGCTTCAGCACCAATACCAGCATGACAAGCCAAGACTATTTCTGGGCTTGTAGCAGCGAAGGTGAGATAGTTTTTTACAACGGAACATACGCTGGCGACCCTACAACATGGGGTTTGGTAGCTCGCTATTACATCGGTAGACCGCTTGGTTATCGAGCGTTTATTCGTATAAACAACGATGTATGGATAATTACTGAGCAAGGTGTCGTGCCTATTTCTGGCTTGTTCATGAGCGATCCAGAAGCGGCAGTGCAGATTGTCAGCTACAAAATTAACCCGCTCATTTCAGAATACGCCAGCGTAGCGCCATTCGACCATCAGTGGTCTGGCTTTTTTTGGCCGCAGGGACGCAGGGTTTATATCAGCATACCCAATACTGCCAATGGCTGTAGGTTTTTGGTTTACAGCATAGACACGAAAGGCTGGACGTTGTTCCAGCTTTATAATGATGAGCATTGTTTCTCGTCATGCCTATTCAATAAAAAGCCTTATTACGGCTCTACCACTGGTATTGCTTGGGAGGGAGAAACCGGCCAAGCCGATGCTGTGACAGCCACGGAGAGTCAGGCTATTTCCTATAGCGGAAGAACAGCTTTTAGCTTTTACGGCAGCCGGGCTAATTACAAGGCGTTTAAGGATATCCGACCGTTAATGAAGGTAAAGCGTGGAGTGACGCTTAACCTTGGCTTGGATACTGACTTCAAACGAGCTGCTACCGTACCTGGAATATCGACACCTAGCGGGTTGTTTACGCCATGGGGTAGTCCGTGGGGTAGTCCATGGTCAGCAGAGGTAGAATATGTGTTTGATAGGTATGCGGTTAAGGGGCAGGGGCACTGTGCCGCCATACGTTTTGCTGGTTCCCTAAAGAACTCAACCATGCAAATACTTGGATTTGAAATACGTTACGATATGGGTGGACAGGTGTAAGTATGGCTACTAAAACGGCGATGGCAAAAGACCCTAAAACTCCAGCAACCTCAAAGCGAGGCAACTGGAAGTACAATGGCGTCTGGGTTAATAAGGAAGGTTTTAAGGTAGACAATTACGGGAAAGTTCTTTCCGGCCAAAAGCAAGCGTTTGTTCCTGCCAATAAGAATCCTTTTGCGCCTAAAACTCCTGCGGCTCCTGCCGCCCCTGCTGCACCTACGACAGAGCAGCAAATTCAAACTGGCATGGAAGGTTTAGTTCAGGAAGGTATTCAAGACGCCAGGGAGTTTGACCCAACAAAATTCCAGCAGCAGTATGAGCCTCAGTTTGAAGAGGGTATGCAACGAGCATACGAAAACATTTATCAGCAGTTTGAGCGTCGCAATCAAGAGCGATTTGGCCGTGAGCAAGAACAGCTTCAGCAAAGTCTTGTAGAGCGTGGATTAGATCCTAGTGGCGATGCTTATAAATCTCTAAGTCGTCAACTTTCTGAACAGCAAAACGCAGCAAGACAAGAGGCTCAATCAGCCGCATGGCAAGCAGCTCAAGGTTATCAGCAGCAAGGATATCAACAAGCTACTGGAACAGCTTTATTGCCTAGTCAAGTTGCTCAGCCATATCTCAACATTTATGGTCAACAACAGGGTCAGCAGTTTACGGCAGCAGAAGCTGAAAGGCAAAGACAATTCCAAGCTGAAGAAGCTAAGAAAGCGTTCCAGCGGCAAAAGAGTTTGCCACGAGGCGGCGGTGGAGGTGGCTCAAGTGCGGCTGAGCAAGCTCTCGCTAATATGATTATGAGTGGCTATGGCTCATCGGGCCAGCAGCCATCGACGTTAAACTCTGGTATTACAGGAGCTGCGGCTGGAGTTGGAAACGCATTAACGGCTGGATTGATGAGACCGAGCTAATATGGCAGACCCAACACTTTCTTCAGCATTAAGCGGATTGCAATACGCTCCTTTGGAAACTGGGTGGGGTATTGGAGCACAGGGGGTAGCACAAGCTCTTCCTTCACTTGTTAATCCATACGCTAATCCTTTGCAGAATCTTGGCGTTACTCTTGGCGGCGCTTTAGTTGCATCCTTACTTGGTTATCAAGCGAAGAAAGAAGCTGCCAGCAATTCGTTAGAGCTAATGAGTTACGCTAATCAGATTCAAGCTATGCCAGCGGCTCAGCAGCGAGTTGATTTCATTAAGGGTATCGACGATGCCGGCTACCAAAGCAGATTAGCTACTTTGGCTACAGCTCTTAATACTCAAGAGCTTCAAGCCAAGCAAAAGCTGAACGAAGCTGTTGGTCTTGAAACTGGCAAGATGAAGGCGTTGCAGGATTATTACGCTAGTCCAGCCGGTCAATCTCAGCGTGAGTTTGAGCTTACTAAAATTAAACAAGAAGCTGAAGCCAGACGTACACCTTACGAAGAATGGCTAATGAAGCAAAATGTTGAGCAAGCCAACAAGGAAAAACTTCGTGGCATGGATATTGAAGGCAGAAAAGAACTTCAAATCATGCGTGACGAGAAAGCTGATGCTCGACAAAAGCTAGCTCTTGATGCCAAGTCTGGAGATGCTGAGAAACAAAGACAGTGGAAGTCGGAGCAAAATACAATCCAGCAAAACTTTGACCGTGAAATAGTTAAGTTCAAGCTCGATGCTGGCGTTGATGCTGCGGTTGCTAAGGAAAAGCGTGTAAACGATTTGAGAATGGAGAACATCAGAAGCGGAGAATCCGCTGATCTTGCAGAAGCAAATGCTAAGGCGCAGGTATTGAAAGAAACGCAAACGGAGCTTCTTCAGATAAAAGATGATATGAGCCGTAAGCGACTGCAAGAATACAATCAAGCAGTTGAAGATAGAATGAAGGTTAAGAAGCAGCTTGAGCAGGAATATCCGAACGTACCTGCTAAAGTTAGAGAGATTGCTTCTGATGCTCCTGCGTTTGGTAATTTGGCTAAAGACTTGGCCGCTGATATTAGAAAGATTTCTAGCTACCCTGAGTTTAGAGGCGCTAGGAACATGGCAGCTATTGGCGACAAGCAGCTTAATAGCCGAATGATTGATATTGCAGATCGTCTTGTTCGTGCTCGTTCGGGTATGGCAACACGAGGTGCTGAGGATGACAAGATTGAGAAGATTGCATTAGGTGATCTCACTGTTGGTCCAGAGGAAGCAGCAACCATCCTTGAGCGTGTCGCTAATGACACAATGAGAGTTGCGGCAGATAGGCTTTCAGCGGCAACACAGAGTCCAGTCGCTTTAGCTAATATGCTTAGGGAAGCGGCTGATACTAACAGCAAGGTTACGCTTGAGCCTAGAATGTTCTCAAGCGGCGCTCCTGTTGGCGGCACTAATCTTTCAGACTTAGAGAATCGGTTGAGACAGCTTCAAGAGCGTCGTAAACAGCTTGAAAAGCAAAAGGGTGTTAAATGACCCCAGAAGAATTAGCAGCACTATTGCAGCAAGAAGAAGCGGCTATCGCTCAACTTGAGGCGATGCCTGATGTAGTGCCGCCGCCATCATATCTCGACAGAGCTAAAGTTGGCGCTTCTATGATGCCAGCGCCTTTTAGACAATTTGCAGAAATGGGGATAAGTGCGGTTGAGTACCCACGCACCATCTTTGAAGAAGGTGCAAGTATTGGTGGTAGCATTGTTGGTGGTGCTGCTGGCGCAAAAGCTGGAGTTCCGCTTGCTCCATTTACATATGGTTTGTCAGTCCCTGCTGGTGCCATTATCGGCAGTGCATTAGGTTCCTATGCTGATGTTCCAGTTCAAATGGGAATTGATTATGCAACAGGCGCAACTCCTGAACAAAGTCGACTGGACCAAGCAACCAACGAGGCAATTCTAGGTGCTGGAATAGAGACAGCTTTGCGTGGTGCTGGAACCGCTGGAAAAGTTGCGTTGCCTCTCGTGCGACGTGCTGCTGGCGCTTTGGATAATTTTTTCGGTCCAGCTACGGCAGAACAGGCTCAGCGTCTAGTAGGCACTGAGCTTGCAAAAACTATTAGTGCTAATCAACTTGCTGAAGCGGCAGCACAAAAGGAAGCTCTTGTTAGAGCTGGATTGCCAGCAGAAGCACTAACTACCGCAGATATAACTGGTTCGCCACAACTTGCTAGAACAGAGGCGCTGTTATCACGGCAGCCGCTTGGAGACGCAAACATAGCATTTGCCGAAACAGCTCAAAAGCAGCTTGATGATATCAATCGTTCCGCTGAGTCTTTAACTGAGTTGCGTGACCCAAATCCAAAGCGAGCTGGTGAAGCAGCTAAGAAGATGCTGGAGAGCGCCAGAGAAAAGCAAAGAGCTTCGGCTGGCAGTTTATTCACAGACGAAGTAAGACAAATCGCAGCTCCAGTTGAAGGCATCGCTAAGTCGGCAGACGACGTATACAAATCAGTCTACAACGACACTAAAGTGCTTGAGCCAACTGGCGAAATGAAGTCGCTCTTGGCAAAAATTAAAGAGCTTGAGAAAGCTCCTGCCGTAGAAAAAGCACCTGCTGGATTTGGTAGAGAAACTAAGGAAGCAGCTAAAAAACCTACTATAACTACAGTAGGCAAACTTCAGGATTTACGCTCTGAAGCACTTGAACTATCTCGTTCTGCAACCAAAGGATCTCGTGATGAATTGTTTGCAGATAGGCTTGTAGAGTTGCTTGGCCGTCAAATTGACGAGATCCCAGGAACTGAAGCGTTATCTCAAGCACGAAACGAATGGCGTCAATATAAACAGCGATGGTTTAGAAACGCAGAGGGGCAACCGTCTCCGCTCTATACGCTGCTTCGAAAGCAAAACCCTGAAGATATCATTTCATCGGTTGGTAAAAAGTCTGCTGTGTCGGATGAGTATGCCAAGGTGCTTGGTGGTTTAGAGCCAAACAAGCTGGCGACAGAAATGGCTGACTTTGTACAGCAAGGGACTGTTGAGCAAAAGATTAACTGGATTCGCAGCAAGCGAGCTGTATACGCTGACAGTCCAATTATGCCAATCCTTCAGCAGTGGGATGACATACTAAAGCGAATAAAAGAAAAGGGTGAAGCTGCTGCTATTCCTGGCTTATCGGTAGAAAACATAGACGTTCAAGCTAAGAGTTTAGTTCGTGCTCTGGGTGGAACTGGTGCCGCAGCTACAGCTTCTGGCGCTGAAGCGGGAGCGTTTTCTGCGGCTGGTAACGTAGCTCGTTCTGCTGCGACTGGGGCTTTGGGTGGAAGCACTGTCGGTACGATTGCTGGATTTGGGTTGCCAGTTGTTACTGGTAAAATTCAAGCGAGCACAGCCAGAACTGCACAGGCATTAACCGAAGCGTTATCTGATCCAGCTACGGCTTACAAGTATATGGCTGATGCGGCTAAATACGGCAAAGAAGAAGCCGCTGCACGAGCGTTGCAAGACCAGAAAGTTAATCAGCTTGCAAGTGCATTGACTGGAATCGCTCCTAAAGCTGCCGCACTTGGACGTAGCGCTGGATTGTTCACGCCTGATGTAACCTATCAATCTGCTGCGTCTGAGCCGGAATCTTTGGATGCGATAGCTGCCGAAGAAGCTCAACTTCAGGCGCTTATTGATGCAGAAAAGGCTAAGGCAGAAACTCCAACTCCTACACCAACTCCTGAGCCAACCAAGGCACCAGAGCAGGTTGCGGTAAAGGTAGGCAAGCAAAACGTAAATATCCCAGTAGGTGATGGATATGCACCTGCTCGATTGGTAAAAGCGGTAATGCGAGTTGAGTCAGGCGGCGATCCAAATGCTCTAAGCTATAAAGGTGCTCGTGGACTGATGCAACTTATGCCAGCTACGGCTAGGGATCTTGGCGTTGACGCAAACGATCCGCAAGAAAACGTAGAAGGTGGCAGCCGCTATCTTGCACAGCAATTAAAAGAATTTGGCGACCCAGAGCTTGCATTGGCGGCATACAACTGGGGACCACGACGAGTGCAAAATGCTGTTGATAAGCTCCTGGCAGAAGGTAAAAAGCCAACGTGGGATAACGTTAAGTTAATCGTAAAAGTGCCACGAGAAACCCGTGAATATGTCGATAAAGTTTTGAGTTTTATATAGGGAGAATTGTATGCCGTGGGGTGGAGGATCGTACACTAAAGGTAATTCAGCGACTGGTGGATGGACTGGCGATGCGTCGCTTGGCATTGGCATCGAAGCTGGGCGGCATGACACGCAGGATAACGATTTTGCTACGGGCATTAACCAATGTTTGAACAAGGATGGAAGTAACGCTGCTACTGGCGATCTAAACCTTGGTGGATTTCGTCCAACTAACATTGTAGCTGGCACTGCTGCTGCTCCTGCTGTTTGCGTAGGTGGAGACACCAATACTGGAGTATTTGGTCCAGCGGCTGATACTTGGGCCGTTGCAACTAACGGCAGCGAGCGTGTGCGAGTTGATAGCACTGGTAGGGTTGGAATCGGAACTGCAACGCCAACTTCAGCACTACAAGTAACGGGTGCGATTGATGGGAGTCCAGATGCTGAAGGTGTTCATATTGGAATGGTTGGCACAACTTATGCTTGTGTTGAACTATGTGGCTCTACTGGTGGGATTATTGATTTTACCAGCGCAGGAGTCGATAACAAAGGCAGAATTATTTATACCAATTCCGACAATGTAATGGTATTTGCAACAAACAACGCAGAGCGGATGCGAATTGTCAGCGATGGAAACGTTGCCATTGGAACTACTTCTGCGGGTACAGCAAGAGTGTACGTCAAAAGTTCTGGAAACGCAGCGACTACTTATGCACAATGGTGGGAAAACTCTTCTGGGTCTGGACTTGGATATGTTCGTTCCGATGGTCTTTTTAATACCGGTTTAGCCGCACAATCTCCTTACAATGCAACGACTGCTACAGCCGCAAATGTAGTGGTAGACGCAAACGGCTCCCTGCTGCGCTCTACATCGTCGGCCCGATACAAAACCGATATTCAGCCTTATACTCATGGATTGGCTGAAGTATTAGTTCTTGCTCCGAAGTTTTACAAAGGAATAAATGACGGCAACAAGCAGTTTGCCGGTCTAATTGCTGAAGATGTTGATGCTGCAGGTTTAACCGAGTTTGTAGTTTACAATGATAGCGGAGAGCCTGACGCATTAGCATACAGCAATATGGTTGCTCTTGCTTTTAAGGCTATTCAAGAACTCAACGCAAAAGTAGAGGCACTTGAAACACGAGTAGCACAGCTTGAGGAAGCATGAAGCAGCTCAGGTTAGTCAGAGTTACAGAGCACAACGGCGCTACGCTTGGGGTGCTTTGTATCGACGACTCGCCTGAGATGGTTACGCTAGAAGATGCGTGGCGCTACAATGAGACGAAGGTGAGCTGCATCCCGGTTGGCCGGTATAAGATGAAGCTGCACAAAAGTCCGAAGTTTGGCGTAACGTATCAGGTGATGGATGTACCAGAGCGTAGCCACATTTTATTTCACGCTGGCAACACGCATAAGGATACGCACGGATGTATCTTATTAGGTTTGCAATTTGGCAAGGTAGGTAAAGAGACGGCTATTTTGGCAAGTCGATCGGCGTTTCTCAAGTTCATGGAACTAATGGGAAACACCCCCGAAGCAGAGTTGATTGTTATTGATGCTTACGGCGGGGGGAGGGTACATTGACGGACCAAGATTTTACAAACTTACGTTATTGGTTTGATTTAGCTGTTAAGGCGATTATTGGTGTCGTTATATCCATCGTTGGCTTGGATTATCGCTCTGTCAAAAACAGCTTGAGTGATTTAGAGCAAGCCAAGTATCGGGTCACGACTGAAGTTCAAGTCATGCAGTCGGAGCTTAATCATATCCGCAATCAGATTGAGCGGATTGAGCACAAGCTAGACAAAGTGCTGGAAAAATGAACCCGCTCTTAGCGGTGTTACTTCTGGCTTTTATTGCCATCAACAAAGCGGAAGCTACGCCTAGCTTACTGAGCTTGTGTCACCCGCAAACTAACTGCAAAGCGGTTGAGCGCCTCTGGAACGGCCAGGATACGATTGTAACAGGCTGGCTAGAGAAAACCTTTGCCGACGATTGCCAATGCGCTGACAGGCTATTGGCGAGCGATAAAACCAAGGTAGTGCGGATTCACTTAATGAATGGTCCATGTATGCGTAATAAACGCTGTGGCCGTTACGAGCCGTTTTTTGGCTATAACAAGAACTCGGCCAATCATGCCGTACACAATCCCAATTCAAGGTTAATGCGTAGGTTTACGGCTGTATTAGACACGACGGCCAAGCGGTTGAATGGCGTTAAAAACTTAACTTGTTATGTGTCGCCTTGTCTGGAGTGTGATCTAAATGCGAGTGCCAGAAGAGTTTTACTCAATCATGTATCTGCTGCTTTGCCTCATTGTAACCTTGTGGATAATCCTCACGGACAAAGCTGTGTCAAAGGATACATTTGTGAGCGACACGGACAAAATCCTAAGCTATCTGCACCATGTATAGTCGATTTGGATGGCAAGGATGGACGGGAGATAGACGTAAAAAAGTGGGTAGACCGGTATAAGCATTGTGATTTAGCCTATTACTGGGAGCCGTGGATGAATTGCATACGAGAATCGTTTGTAGACCCACGCAAGCGGGATTGTAAGTACCCGCTCCAAATTTATAAAAGAACTAAGGAGCTACTATGCCGTTATTTCTCGCATCTATCATTCGGCACCTGCTAACCCTTGCGGCTGGTGGGTTGCTCACTATCGGCGTATCTGAAGCTGATGCTACTAACCTTGTACACGCTGCTGAACCAGTAGTAGGCGGCGCTGTGCTTTACGCAGCGTCTCAGGCTTGGTCGTTGTTAGACAGCAAGAAGAAGCGTTAAAAATACTTGCTGTTAATCCGCAAACGATACCGC